GTGAAAGCTGGCAAGCCTGTTAAGCAAGCTGTCGCTATCGCCTACTCAGAAAAGCGTGAAGCTGAAAAAAAGAAAGGTAAGAAGTAATGTTTAATTTCTCACACACCGAGCATGAAATGCGTGACATTATCCAAGCCCTCGAAGCTCGGATTGTGTCGTTGCAGCAGCACCTGCAAAAGTTGTTAGGTGAAGCCAATGCTCAAGCCGTGGCTCTGACAGCCCCTAAAGCTGAAGAACCACAAGAAACTAAACCTGAGTAAGCTATTCGGGAACTGTTAAGCCAGCATTTGAGGATGGTGACGCATAGGTTTTTCTGGCTTTCCACTATGCCTTGTTGAAGCCCAAATCAAAGTTCCCCCCTATATATGACCGAAACAAAACGACCTGTTGGTAGACCCAGCACTTATGACCCTGCTTACTGTGAGCAAGTCATTGAGTTGGGTAAGCTCGGCAAGTCGGTAGAGCAAATTGCAGCAACATTAGGGTTTTCCCTGCGTGTCTTATACGATTGGAGAGATAAGCACGAGGAATTTCTGCACGCCATGGAATATGCGAAGGAATTAGAGCAAGCCTGGTGGGAAGATCAAGCTCATGCTTACATGGTAGAAACCAAAGAAGGCCCGAAACTGAACGCTTCTTTGTGGTCACGTTCTATGGCTGCACGATTCCCTAAGAAGTATCGTGAGCAGACTAAGACTGAGATTACTGGTGCTGATGGCGCACCGCTGTTAGCCGGTATTCAAGTTACTTTTGTGAAGCCTGATGACGCCGACAATTCAGAACGCTGAATTCCCTGTCAAGCTCTCATTCCTGTTTGAGCCTTGCCGTTATAAGGTTGCCTACGGTGGTCGAGGCGGTGCGAAGTCTTGGGGTATTGCCAGGGCATTGCTGATTCTCGGCGCTAAAAGCCAACTGCGTATCCTGTGCGCCCGTGAGTTCATGACCTCCATGAAGGATTCGGTGCATAAGCTGCTTAGTGACCAGATAGAGGCGCTAGGACTGCTTGGTTTCTATGAGATAACCCAAAGTAGCATTAGAGGAAAAAACGGCTCAGAATTCGCTTTTGTTGGCCTTAAGAACAACGTAGCTAACGTGAAGTCTTATGAGGGTGTTGACATTTGCTGGGTGGAAGAAGCCCAGACTGTCAGCCGATTAAGCTGGAACACGTTGATACCTACTATTCGTAAGGAAAAGTCGGAAATCTGGATTAGCTTTAACCCTGAGTTGGAATCGGATGAGACTTACCAGCGGTTTGTTCTGAACCCGCCAGCCAATAGCAAGGTCGTCAAGATCAACTGGTCGGATAACCCTTGGTTTCCAGAAACGCTGAAGCTGGAGAAGGATTCTCTCAAGGCAAGGGATATTGAGGCGTATAACACGGTTTGGGAAGGTTTGTGCCGCCAAACTGTGGACGGTGCTATCTTTGCCCGTGAGATGCAAATGGCTGACTTGGAAGGCCGGATAACGAAAGTAGGATATGACCCAAATAAACCTGTTCATGCTGTCTTTGATTTGGGTTGGTCTGACGCTACTGCTATTTGGTTTGTGCAGTTTATTGGCATGGAAACTCGGCTTATCAGATATGTGGAAGATAGCCAAAAGACTATTTCTGATTACTTGGCAAAGATGCAAACCTTTGGTTATGTCTATGACACCCTCTGGTTGCCACATGACGCAGAAAACAAAACACTAGCCGCCAATGGTCGGTCAATCGAGCAGATTGTTAAGGCTGCTGGATATAAAACCAAGATTATTCCTAAAACGCCAATAGTTGACAGTATTAACGCAGCCCGTACACTATTCCGTAACTGCTGGTTTGATAGGGAAAATTGCTACGATGGGCTACAATGCTTACGGCATTACCGCTACGAAGTTGACCCAGATACCAAAGCATTTAGCAAAACGCCTGTTCACGACCAATACAGCCACGGGGCTGATGCGTTTCGGATGCTTGGTTTGATGGTGAATGAACCTCGGCAGCGCAAACCAGTTAGAACGCAGCCACAGGGCTACGGTCAACCTTTAGGATGGATGAACTAATGGCACAAGATATTCCTTACGGCGGTCAAGAACCCGAAATCATTACTGAGGCTAAACAGTTCCTCAAGTGGTGCAATGACTCTGACAGCATGAACCGTCAGGAAGCCTTGGAAGATTTGAAGTTCGTGTCCGGCGGCGACCAATGGCCCGTAGACTTACAAAACTCCCGCAATCTTGAATCCCGCCCTGTTCTTACCATCAATAAGCTGGATGGTTATTGCCGCCAAGTCACTAATCAGCAGCGCCAACAGCGCCCACGGGCCAAAGTTCACGCTTGCAACTCTGAAGCAGACTTTAAGACCGCACAAGTTGTAGAAGGCATCATTCGCCACATTGAAACGCAATCCAATGCTGACAATGCTTACGACACCGCTTTCGACCACGCTGTGCGTATGGGTTGGGGCTTCTGGCGCTTAATCACCAAATACTGCAAAGATGATAGCTTCGACCAAGAAATTTACATCGATGCTATCCCTAACCCGTTCACGGTCTACTTTGACCCTAACTCTGAGCGCATAGACGGGTCTGACGCTGAAAAAGTGCTGATTACCAGCATGATGAGCAAAGAGAAGTTTCGGGATATGTATCCTGATTTAGACGATGGCTCCAGCTTCACCCAACGTGGCACAGGCGACACGCAATCAGAATGGATTACCAAAGAGGATATTCGCATTGCCGAGTATTTCTATGTTGAGCGCAAGCCAGCTACTCTTTATTTGTTGAGCGATGGGTCAAGCCGCTTTGATGATGGCGATAACTTCTTTGAGCGCATCGAGGCTTCTGGCTTGGAAGTGATTAAAGAGCGCAAAACCATCAAAAAGCAGATCAAGTGGAAGAAAATCACCGCTTACGACATCATTGAAGAACGTGACATCCCAGGCGATTACATCCCTGTCGTTCCTGTTTATGGTCGTCACGTTGTTATTGGTGATAAGCGCAAGAAGTTCGGCATGGTGCGCCATGCTAAAGATGCACAGCGTATGTATAACTTCTGGCAGACTACCCTTACCGAATCGGTGGCGCTGGCTCCAAAGGCAAAATGGCTGCTTGCTGAAGGCCAAGATGAAGGCCACGAAAGCGAATGGGCAGCGGCTAACATTAAGTCGTTCCCGCTGTTGCGATACAAGCAGACCGACATTGATGGCAATCCAGCGCCAGCACCGCAGCGCCTCCAGCCTGAGCCGCCTCCAACTGGCGTAATGACCGCTTTGGGCGCTATCAATCAGGATATTACAACCCTGATGGGCATCTTTGACCCTTCACAGCAGCTTCCTGGCAATATGTCCGGCAAAGCTCTAAACGGGCAACAACAGCAGGTTGATCTGTCTAACTTTGACTTTTACGACAACCTTACAAAGTCAATTGCCCACACCGCCAAGATTATTTTGGGCATGATTCCTAGCATTTACGACACGCACCGTGTCATGCGAATCATTGGGGATGATGGCAAGCCTGATTTGGTCGCTATTAACCAGCCCACAAGCGATGAAGCTGGCGTTTACCGTGTTCTGCACGATATGTCGGTTGGGCAATATGACGTGGTTATGGATACTGGCCCAGGCTACAACTCCAAACGCCAAGAAGCAGTCGATGCCATGATGCCGCTGATTGGCGGTAATGAGCAATTGTTCCAGACCATTGGTGATTTGGTGTTCCGAAATATGGACTTCCCTGGCGCTGACATTATTGCTGACCGATTGGCTGCTAATAATCCGTTGGCGCATATTGACGACAAATCAGACGTGCCTCCGCAGGTTCAAATGCAATTGGCGGCTTCACAGCAGCAAGTTCAGCAGCTTACTCAGCAGTTGCAAGCCATGCAATTGATGGTTAAACAACGTCAAGATATTGAGCAGGTTAAGCAAGATAATGAAACCAAGCGTGTTCTTATCAAAGAAACCAATAAAGCGCATGATATTGAACTGCGTGATTCTGAGCGCCGCAACGAAGTTCAAATGCGTACTGATACGCAAGCGCACGACACGATTATTAAGACACAAACGCAGCTTCAAATTGAAGAAATGAGAGCGCAACTAGCCATGATGTTGGCGCAAATAGATAAACGGTCTGAACATGAAGCATTATGGAATGCAACAGACCGAGCAATTTAGTGTATATTTACACAAACCTTACCAGTTAGGTTAACTGGGTTAATTCTTAGGGAAACCTATGTCAAGTGAGAAAGAAGCTGGCAATTTATTGACTAGCGAGAATGCAGCCGACTTTTATAGTCAAAAACTTGGTTTAGCTGTGGAAGCACCTGTCGAGGCGGTTGAGCAAACTCCCGAGCCGACAGAGGAAGCGCCGCAGAGTGAGCCAGAGGCTATTGAGGAAGCAACGCAGCCGGAGGAAAGGAAACAAAATCCTAAACTCGAAAAGCGGTTTTCAGAGATTACTAAGCAACGGGAAGCGGCACGCCAAGAGGCGCAACGTGAACGTGAAGCTCGGGAAGCCTTGGAAGCTAGGCTAAGGGATTTGGAAGCCAAGGTAGCGCCTCAAGCGCCAGCCAAAGTGGATGAAGAACCGAAGCCTGACCAGTTTACTGATGCTTTTGAATACGCAAAGGCATTGGCAGAATGGAGCGCAGAGCAAGCCTTGTTGAATCGTGACAAGCAAGAAGCAGAGCGTAAGGCTAATGAGGAACGCCAAAAGCTGATTCAAAGCTGGCAAACCAAGTTAGAGCAAGCTAAAGCCACATTGCCTGATTATGAGGAAATGATCGCTTCTAGTGATGTTGTTGTAAACGATGACATTAGGGATGCAATTTTGGAGAGTGATGTTGGGCCTCAAATCCTTTATCACTTGGCTGAAAACCCAGAGATCGCTAAAAAGATTACTGGTGGGTCTACACGACAGGCATTGCGTGAGTTGGGGAAATTGGAAGCAAGGTTGGAGGCTAAACAGCCCGAAACTAAGCGAATTGAACCCGTTGTTGCGAGAAGTAAAGCACCTGAACCTATTTCGCCTATCAGGGCGGCTAATTCAGTTCCAGATGTTGGCATGAGTACCGATGGTAAATTTCATGGCACATATGCGGATTGGAAAGCTGCTAGAAAAGCGGGAAAAATCCGTTAATTTTTTATATTTTTTTTAAAGGAAATCAAAATGGCAAATAATTTGCTTACGATATCCAAAATCACCAACGAAGCATTGATGGTTTTGGAAAATGAGTTGACCTTCACGTCAGAGTGCGACCGTAACTACGACGACCAGTTCGCTGTTGTCGGCGGCAAAATCGGTAACACCGTAAACGTCCGTAAACCAGGACGTTTCATTGGTACTACTGGCCCAGCGCTAAATGTCGAGGACTTTAACGAAACGAGCGTACCAGTAACCTTGTCCACTCAGTTCCACGTTGACACCCAATTCACCACGCAAGATTTGGCTCTGTCGTTGGATATGTTCTCTGACCGTGTGTTGAAACCTGCTGTCGCTGCGATCGCCAATAAGATTGACCGTGATGGCTTGTCAACCGCTGCTCTGAACACCTACAACATCGTTGGTACTGCTGGCACTCCTCCCACAGGTTTGATTACTTACCTGACTGGCGCTGCTTACCTCGACAGCGAAGGCGCACCCCGTGACGGTCGCCGTTCGATGATTGTTGAGCCTTTCACCTCTGCAACTATCGTTGATAGCTTGAAGGGTCTGTTTGTGCCTCAAGAAGCCATCGGCGAGCAATATCGCA